CCGAGTATAAAAATGTCAATAAAACAGTCCTTGCGCTTCCAGACGATGATACCTATTCAGTTAAGAATGTGAAGGAATGGATTAAAGAAACAAAAGAACAGATTTCTCAGTTGAAAAAACAAGCACGAAGTATGCAATCTCTTCCACAAGAAAAACAAAAAGCGTCTAATGTCATAGACCACAAGAAAGCATACATTCGGTATTGTGAATATTATTTGAAAACAGGTGATTGGATTGGGATGTTTTCTGGAAAACACGAAGAACACAAAGTGATTCCAAAGTGCATTGTGATGGCTTATTATCCTGACGGGACTCCTAAGAGGTCTGTGGGGGTGTTCTATCCAGATATTAATATGGTATGGTCAAAAGGAATGGATGAATCAGAATTTATTTCTCATGAAAATAGGGAATATATAAAGACTGAAACTATTGCATTGACTGATAAACAATTTACAGGAGATATGTAATGCCAGAAGTTAATTTTGCTGAAACTCTTGAATTAGTTGCTAAGGCTAAAACAAGAGAAGAAAAACGACAAATTCTTAAAGATAGAGAAAATTTTGCAACTCGTGCATTATTGCAATTAAATTATCATCCAGCAGTTAAATGGAAAATTCCCAAGGGAGCTCCTCCATATATTCCTAATCAAAATACAGCGGATGCATCTCTTCATTTTGAAGTTAAAAAACTAGATTATTATACTGATCCTAGTCCACATGACCTTCCAATGTTACGAAGAGAATCTATGTTTGTTCAATTATTAGAACGACTTGACCCAGAAGATGCAAAAATTCTCATTGCGGTTAAAGACCAAAAATTGTCTTATAAGGGGTTATCTTATAAGTTGGTTAAAGATACATGGCCAGACATTCTTCCAGATATTGAAGAAAATAAAGAGGAAACAACGATAGTAGAAGAATAAAAATGTATAAATACATTTACACCTTGGTATTATGAATAAACACAAACATGTGTTTTGAATGATTAACCAAACAAAGGTACGAGTATGGTAAGAGTAGTAAGTTTTCTACTTACTTTTTTGTCTATATTGCTCATCACTACACCAACAAACAGTAACGTTTCCAAAATAAAAGAACCACATTATTGGAAACCACTAGTTTTCAATAATACAAAATATTCTCCAAATGATTTAGATTGTTTAGCGAAGAATATTTATTTTGAAGCGGGTGTAGAGAGTACGGCAGGAAAATTAGCAGTAGCAAATGTTACAATAAATCGGATTCTTTCTAATGATTATCCGAATACAGTATGTAAAGTTGTCAAAGAAGGCAAACACTATTTCAGTGCAAGAACAGATACGTGGGAGCCTTTTAGGGACATGTGCCAATTTTCATGGTACTGTGATGGTCGGGGAGATGACCCCAATCCAGGCAGAACATGGAATTCGGCAAAAGACCTTGCGAAAATTGTATTAGAAAAACATCATCAAGATATACTGATTGATATTACTGATGGTGCAACACATTATCATGCAAATTGGATGGAAGTATTCCCAAGATGGAGCGAAAGAAGAAAAGTGTTAGTATCAATAGACCGTCATATTTTTTATGGTTCTATAAAGAGATTCTAAAAAAACTTGACATTTGTGATACAATAAGTTATAATATACCTGTAACTTAAAAAAGGAGCAAAAATGAAATACTTAATATCTACATTATGGTTTGTCCTAATTTTAAGTTCTACATCTTTAGCTGGAGTTAAATATCTGACAGAAGAAGTCTGTCTGCACCCAGCCGGATGTAGGATTATAATGAAAACTGGTGAATGTCCAGATTGTGTAATTAGACAACGAGAAGTTGTTCATACACACGAAGAGGTGATTGTAATAAAAAAAGAGCCGGTTGTTAAAGTGACACCGAAGAAAAAATCCACTGGAAACAAAAAGTGGAAATGTATTATTGGGCCCTGTGATTGGATTGACAAAGATGGGAATTTAAAATCATGAACATACATATAGGTAGGAGAGATAATGCCATATTATGATTACCATTGTACATCTTGTGAACATGAGTTTGAATTGTGCATGAAGATTAGCGAAAGAAACGAACCCACCGAAGAACCCTGTCCTAAATGTTCTGAAGGTGAGGTTAAACTTAAACTTGCCACACCAGTAGTTGGTGATCCTTGGCGTTTTGCAGGAAAAAAGCCGGATGAAGGATTTAGAGATCGCCTAAGAGAAATGAAAAAACATCATAGGGGAAATACAATTGATGTGCGATAATTTCATAAAAAAGGTGACCGTATCTTTTTTCTAAACATACACAATTTTTGAATAATAACGGAGGGTGCCTAATAAGCCCCTCCGTTTTTTATAATGAAACAATTTAATTATGACCTTCTAGAAAATAAAAGAGATCTTCTAGAACAAGACAATTCTGGTGAAGAGAGAGTATATCATGCACCAAAAGGAACCTATCCTTCTGTTACAAGTGTTCTATATCATATAATCAATAAATCTAATATTGAAGCGTGGAGAGCGAGAGTAGGGAAAGAAAAGGCTGATAAAATTACTCATAAGGCTGCAAAACGTGGCACTAGTGTCCATCATATAATTGAAAAATATATGCGAGGTGATGAGAATTATCTTGAGGGTGCAATGTCAGACCATAAAGAATTGGTGTTTGCAGGACTTTCTCAAATAGATGAAAGGATAGATAATATCCGTGGAATTGAATTGGGGATGTGGTCTGATGATTTAAAAATTGCAGGAACTACTGATTTGGTTGCAGATTATGAAGGTGAACTTGCAGTCATTGATTGGAAAACTGCAACTTATATTAAAAAAGAAGAATGGTTATTGTCGTATATTTTACAGGGAACAGCATATAGTCGGATGTTATACGAGTTATATGGATTGATTCCTAAAAAAATAGTAATATGTTCTTTTGTTCGTTTTGATTCTAAAAAATATAATTCAATGATGGATGAAGATATTTACATTGATTGGAGAGTTTTTAATCCACTTGATTATATTCGCCGATTAAAATCGGTTTGTGATGCATATCATTTTGGACAGAAGGAATAACATAAATATTTATGGTATTGATGATAGAGGTGAAATAAGCTAGACAGGACGGCGGTTCGATTCCGCCCGCCTCCACCAATTATACAGGGGGTAGATGAATGATACAAGTAGATTAGTATTGTGGACATTACTCATTGTTGCAGTAGTTATTTTATTAGAATTATTGGAAATGCTTACTGTGTAATTGATGGGGGCGAAAAAGGGTGTTCGACTGTTAGAAATAAAGACCGAAGGAGATACCCAGTTGAGCCACGACTGAAATAGTGCAACTAAAATAATCGCAAACAATGCTGATTATACACCTGCATCTTCTTATGCACTTGCTGCATAATTAGATAGCCGAGTTAGAGGGTTGTCCTCCGGCGGATCACTTGGGAACAGAAGAATTCCGCCACAAACACACACAACACACATAGAGAAAGGACAATATGTCTAATCCATTTGAACTACGATTCAAACTCTTAGAGATGGCACAAGGTTATCTCCAAGACCAAGCTCAACGCAACCAAGATTATGTGACAAGTGCATGGGATCTTGCACAAGAACAAGGTGAAGCAAATATGAAGTTATGGAACGAACTTCAGCCGGAATCTTATTCCATTGAGGATATTAAGAAGAAGGCATCTGAGTTGTATGAATTCGTAGAGAAGAAGTAAGTAACAAGTTTGGGGAGTCATTTGGGTTTTGACTCCCCTTTCATATAAAACGGAAAGAAAAATGGCAGTAGGAAGTAAAAAAGACCGTTTAAAAGATGATAAGATTAATACTGAAGAAGAATTGGTTTATGAATCAGAAGAAAAATTATGGGAGACAAATCCAATGGAAGCGTTAAGATATGAAAAGATTGAAAGCCGAAAGAAGTTAAATTGGTGGGCACGATTTACCTTATCAATGATTGTTATTTTAACTTTTTTATTTCTGGTGTGGTTGTTATTTTATGCTGAATTGCCACAAGAAAGTCGAGATTTGATAAACATTATGGTTGGTGCTTATGTTGCTGTACTTGCAAAATCAACTGATTATTGGTTTAAAGATAAAGATGATCCTGAACACAAAGAATCGGAAAATGTGGGAACTAACGGAACAATTTGACTTGACATTTGTGTGTAATTTGATATAATGGAGAGATAATGGAACAATTACTTGGTGTTTATACAACGGTTCGTTATAATGAAGAGATTGAGCAAATGGTAGAAGAAACAAAGATGTCTTATCTTGATACAATTCTTCATCATGCAGATCAAAATAATTTGGAATCTGAAACGATAGCTAAATTGATTAGTGCCAATTTGAAGATGAAATTGAGAGTAGAAGCGGAAAGTTTACACTTTTTACCGAAAACAGCTAAACTCCCAATATGATTCCAAAGGTGACGCCTTTTGAAGTATATCAAAAATATCTATCGTTGAAACAACATTTCAATAAGACGGATTATGATTTCTTCAAATTTAAAGGGAAGGTTCGTGCGAGCGAATCTTCATTTGAGAAAAGAAAAGACAAACATCACTTTATACGTTTGTCGAAAATTTATAAAGAAGAAGAACTCACAAAATTTTTAGTTTCAAATTTCGTCAAGACTAGTGACCTTTGGGTAGGTAATATTACTTCACCAGAAGGACGAGAAAATTATATTGCATGGAAAGCAAAGATACAAAGTTTACCTTATGTTTTCCAAAATGAAATAGGTGAAATATTTGATGATACAAATGAATTTAATGAGTTATTTGAGTGTGTGGATGGTCAACATCCGCCTGTTCTCCGCTCGGTATTTGGTGGAGATTTGTCAATCGAATCCTTTATTATTATGGATTCGATTCTTAGGTTTTCTTCTACCTTCAATGAGAAGATAGAAGAATCGGTCATGTGGCCAAACCTATATAGTATGTGTTTAAAGTATGCACCGTTCTTGATAGTGAACAAGCAGAAATATGTAGACATACTGAAGAAACAAGTAGAATTACATTATGTGTAAGTGGATAATCTGAAACAAGTAGTATAAGGAGTTACGATGGCAACATCATTTGCATCCCTCAAGAAAAGTCGGTCAAACGATCTTCAGAAACTTCAATCAGAAGTTGATAAGATTAACAATCCCCAAAACAACAAAAATTTCGGTGATGACGAAAGGTTCTGGAAAGCAGAACTTGATAAGTCGGGTAACGGATATGCCGTTATTCGGTTTCTTCCTGCACCGAATGAAGAAGATTTGCCGTATGTGCGTGTCTTCAATCACGGTTTTCAGGGCCCAGGTGGGTGGTATATTGAAAACTCACTGACCACGTTAGGTCAGAAAGATCCATTAGCAGAGTATAACTCTACTCTTTGGAATTCAGGAATCGAGGCGAACAAAGAAATCGCCAGAAAACAAAAACGTAGGTTGACTTACTTCTCCAATGTTTATATTGTGGAAGATAAAGCCAATCCTCAGAACGAAGGAAAGGTTTGTCTTTTCCGTTATGGAAAGAAGATTTTTGATAAAATCAGTTCCATGGCGAATCCAGAGTTTGAGGATGAGTCACCAGTAGATGTTTTTAATTTCTGGGATGGAGCGAATTTTAAACTTAAAATTCGTAAAGTAGATGGATTTTCCAACTACGATAAATCGGAGTTTATCACCTCCGCTCCTCTTTTTGAGGATGATTCCAAAATGGAAGAAACTTGGAAGAACGAACATTCATTGGATGAGTTCATCAATCAAAAGAACTTCAAATCATATGATGAGTTAAAATCTCGTCTTGATGTGGTTCTTGGGAATACCCCATCACCGGCGACCTCTGCGCCATCTTCCGTAGATTCTTCGGAAGTTCCATTTGATGGTGGAACACCCATGAAGACTTCTTCGTATACTGAAGAGGAAGTATCCAATGACGAAAATCTTGATTATTTCAAGAAACTCGCCGAAGCGTAATCTCTCACGCTAAAAATTGTTGTTTCCGTTCCCCAACTAAAGCCGGACCTCTGGTTTGGGGAGCGGCAACATTGGTTTGATTGATGATGGTAGGTTGACTGCTGTTATCAATCACAACTGGTTCTGAAGTTCCTGTTGCACCTCCCAATGTTCTATCAGCTTGTAATTGATTGATTACTGCACCAGATTGTGGTAAATAAGATGCCAGGAATTGCATTGTATCTGCAGCCGCATCATCCATTTTTGCCCAAGATTCGGGAGACATAACCACTTCGTTTGGGTGGAGTTGGAATAAATTATTTTCTGCCATTTCCTTGGAGATAAACCCACCTTCTTGTTTTTTGATTTCATTGATTGAAACAATTGGT